AATCGCTTGTCGAGCTGCAGGGTCGAGCCGTCTGGCAGGACGCGCGACACGGTGAAATGGGACGTCTCGGGCGTGTCATCGCTGTCGGCCCTGCCGGGGAATACCGACAGCTGGCATCCCAGCCTCTCGTCGACGAAAACGTTGAGCGACGGCTTGGCCGGTGGCGCCCAGTCGGTCTGGAAAACTCTCGAGGCGGCGACCGACAGCGACGAGCCGGCTGTGACCGTGAGCACGACCCTGTAGACCGTGTGGTTGACGAAGGCGTGCTGCGCATAGCCCAGGCGGAAGGAACGCGCGTCCTTGTCCAGCATCCCGCTCCACAGGATGTTGCCCCTGATGTCGCGCAAAGACAGGTGCTGTCGGCTGACGCCCGTCTCGTCGGCCACCTTCCACGTGAAGGTATGCGGCACCGCACGCAAGGTCGCCCCGTCCGCAGCCGGGTCGGTGAAGAATGCCTGAGGCGCGTCCGCCACGGTATAGGCCGCCGCGCTCGACCATGCGCCCCAGTCCTCGTCGAGTCCCTTGGTGCGCACGCGCACGGTATAGGGGCCCTTGGTGCCGGTCGGCAGCTTCAGGCTCGCGCCCGGGCCATCGACCGTCGTGGTGGTGGGACCCGTCGGCGTCGTGATCTGCACCTCAGCCGAGGCCTGCGCCGAGCCGTCCGGATGGTTGGGCACCCATTCGAGCGTCGCAGTCGAACCCGTGGCGTAAGCCGCCCTGACGCCCCTGATGGACGGTGCGAGCGGCGGGCATATGGTCGTGACCTCGTTTGACTCGGTCCACGGTCCCTTGAGGCCGCTCTTGACCGCGCGGGCGCGGTAGCGCACCGTACCCGCCGGTGCCTCCTCGTCCTCCCAAGAGGCGTTCACGTCCGCATCGACCCACGTCTTTCCACCGTCGGTCGTGAGCTGGAACTCCCAGCTGTCGACGAAGGCCGGCGCGTCGTGCTCCTTGAGCACGACCTTCGCCGCCTCCGCCTTGACCGCCTCGAGCATGCCGAGCGCCGTCGGCGTGGTGTAGATCGCCGGTGCGCTCACGCCGTAGTCCGACGTGCCGCCGGGGCCCGTCGCCTTGGCTGAGAAGATGTACATGCAGCCCGGCTCGAGGCCGTTGTAGGTGTGGCTCGTGGTGTCCCAACTGACGGTGCCGACGTCGGTGAACTTCCCCGGGCCGTTCTTCACCACGCCGACGGTCACGGTCGACCAGGGGAAGTCGCCGTTCATGCCCGTGTAGTCGACGTCCCAGCTGACCTTCGCGCTGGTGTCGCTCAGGCGCTCCGCCCTGATGTTCTTCGGCGTGTGCGGCGTGTGGTAGGCACGGCACGGGACCGTGACGGTGTTGGAGGCGTTAGATGTTCCGTTGCCGAAGCCGCCCGTGACGTTAATCTGGCCCGTGAAGGTGTGGTTGTAGGCGTCGCCGTTTCCGCGCGCGAGCTCGACGTCGCGCGACGTGCACTGCACCCACACCCAGCCGGAGTTGTTCGTCGAGTAGACCGAGCCGTTCCACGAGCCGCCCGCCGACGAGCTGCCGTTTGCGTAGCAGTCGATGGCGTAGCGCGTGCCGTAGCCGTGCGTGACGCGGTAGGTCACGGTGGTGTCCGTGCGCCCGACCTCAGCAACGTCCACGTACGCGCACCAGCAGTACTTTCTATAGCCACTGCCACCTTGAACCCAGTTTCCCTGCGCCATGCTACGCGACCCCCATCGCCATGCTCTGCTCCACCGCCGCGACGAAGACCCTGAACGCGGACGCCACGCGCCCGTCGACGCCCAGCAGGTCGCCGTCGAGGTAGAGGTTGTAAACGTTTCCGCCGCCCGCGATGCCCGCGGCGCCGTTGGCGGTCGCCCCGTATGCTCCGCCGCCGGTAACGCTCACGCCGAACACGGCGGCCTTCTCGACGTTGCGCACCGCCGACCTCATGGACTTCACCGGCTCGTCCGCCGTGTCGTCGATGCCGAGGGCCGCGCCCTGCATCACGTAGCCGAACATCTTGCGGAACACGCGCGAGGGCGAGTGGATTCCGAGCAGGTTCTTGGCAGCTTCGATGGCGCCGCCCACCACGCCGGTAATCTTGCTCACGACCACGCCGGCCGCGCCGCTGATTCCGTTGGCGATGCCCTGCACGATCTGCGAGCCGATGGAGGCCACGCGGCCCGGGATGGAGGACAGGGCGCTCATGATCGCGCTGCCGATGTTGGCCGCAGCCGAGGTCACGAAGCCGACCGCGCCGCGGATAGCGGAACCCAGGCTGCTGATTCCGTTGCGGCCGATGCTCGCCAGGGTGGACGGCAGGTTCTGGATTGCGCCGCGGATAGCGGACACGATGTTGGCGCCGCACGAGCTGACGAAGCCGGCCATGCCGGTGATGCCGTTGCCAAGGAACGTGATGGCATTCCTGCCTAGGCTCAGCCAGTCGAGCGCCGACCAAGCCGAGACGAAGGCCGAGAAGATGGCCGGGATGTTGGCGATGAGCGTCGGTATCGCCTGCACGATGCCAAGCGCCAGCGTCACGATTGCCTGGATGCCGGCACCGAGCAGTATCGGCGCGTTGTCGTTGATCGCGCTGGCGAGGTTCTGCACGATGACCGGGGCCTGCTCGATGAGCGTCGGCAGGCTGTCGGCGATACCCTGCGCCAAGCCGACGATGAGGTTCGCCGCGCCCTCTGCCAGAACGCCCGCGTTCTCGGCTATGGACTCGGAGAGGCCGGTGAGAATCTGCAGGCCGCTCTCCGTGATGGAGGGCAGGTTCTCGGACAGGTAGCCGCCGAGCGATGTCATGAGCGACGCCGCCGTCTCGGAGAGGAACGACAGCCCCATCTCGATTCCCTCGGCGAGCCTGGGAACGACCTCGCCGCCCACGTCGGCGAAGCCCTCGGCGATGCCGGGCAGCGATGAGGTGATGTTCTCCTGCAGCGTGGACAGGTCGCCCTCGAGCAGCGTCAGGCCGTAGACCATGGCGAGGTGCAGCGACTCGAGCGGGTTGTCGCCAGCCGACCAGATCTCGCCAAGGCCCTTGAAGCGCTCGCCGATCTCGTCCACGCCGTCCGAAACGGCGGAGAGGATGTCGCCCATGGGCCCGGGTACGGCCTCAGCCGCGCTGTCGAGCGCCTGCGTGAAGATGTCGACAAACGCCTGGCCGAGCACGGGACCGACCGACGTGACAAGGCTCGGTAGCTGCGACAGCGCCGTGCCGACGATGGTCGCAACGCGCGGGATGACGTTCGAGGCCGCCGTCTCGACCGACTCGACCAGCTCCTCGGTGAGCTTGCCCATATCGGCGTCGTCCTTGCCCAGCTCGGTCAGCCAGTTCTCCCACGAGGCCTTCATCATGTTGACGCTGCCCTCGATGGTGGTTGCCGCCTCGCGCGAGGTCGTGCCAGCGATCTGCATCTGCTCCTGCATCGTGTGGATGGCGAGCACGACGTTGTCGAACGAGAGGCTCGACTCGTCCACGGCGGAGTTGACGGCGTGCGCGTCCTTGATGAGGCGCTGCATCTCCTCCTTGGTTCCGCCGTACCCCAGCTTGAGGTTGTCGAGCATCGTGTAGTTCTGCTTGGCGAATCCTTGGTACGCGTTCTGGAGGTCCTCCATCGCCGTGCCGAAGGTGTTCGCGTTGTCGCTCATGTCGACCATTGCCGTGTTGGCGTACTTCGCGGCCTTTACCGTGTCGCCGCCCAGTGAGGAAACGAGCGAGGCCGAGAAACCTGTCACCTGCTCCATGTATTGGTTGGCGCTAATGCCGGCCGTCTTGTAGGCTGCGTCGGCGTTTGCGAGCACCGTGGTCTGCGCCTGCTCGAGCTGCTGCCACTTGCCGGAGCACTGCTCGACGGTCTGCCCCGTGAGCGCGGCGTACTCGTCGAGCGACTTGCCCATGTTGCCGAAAATCTTCTGGATGCCGCCGACGTTCTGCTCGTACGCGGCGTAGGCCTGCGTGCTCGCCACGCCGATGGCGGCGACGCCCGCCCCCACGGCGGCGACGCCCACGCCCACCGCCTTGGCAACGGTCGCGCCGGCCTTGCCGAGCGTGCCCACGACCTTCGAGGCCACGCCCTCGGCCTTGCCGCTGGCCTCGTCCTTGAGGCCGACCTTAATCATCAGGTCGAGAAGGTCCACCTAGACCACCTTCAATCCCATCCGCTCGATGATGTCTGTGGCGATCTCGTCGCCGCTGCGCGTGTCCTCCGCCTCGGACCCATCGCCCGCACCGCCGTTGACGATGCTCAGGAAGGGCTCCTTGAGCCACTTCCCCTGCGCCATGAGACGCACCGACTCGCTCAGGTACACGCGGAACGCCTCCCGCTCGTCCCGCTCGCGCCACCGCGCGACCATGTACCTACAGAAAGGGCGAGCACGCCGTGGCCCGACGTACTCGCCCAGACAGAGCCATATGTGAGATGGGTCCTCGGCGGCTATCCAAAAAAAGGAGCCAGGATGTCCTTGATGCCGTCGATGCCGTCGATGGCATCCTTGATGTCGTTCACCCACTTCTTGACGGTGAAGTCGGCCTTGTACTCCTCGAGCGTCTGGCCGTCGAGCGCGGCGAGCAGTTTGTAGCTGATCTCGCCGCCCTGGCGCAGCACGTCGGGCAGAAGCCCCGCCACCATGTCCACGGCGAGGCCGTTGACCTCGGAGGCGGCGGCTACCTTCGCGGCCTCGGGGTCGCCCTTGACTTTGGCATTCGCCTTGGCCTTCGCCTTGGCGGAATCAGCGCGGAACTTGGCGTAGGCGGCCTTTGCCTTCGCGCCAAGCTCGCCGTTCATGACGTCCTCCGCCACGTCCGCCAACAGGCACATGGCGTTCTGGAACTCGTCGGCGTTAAGGTTCTCCAGCTTCATGGTTAGGCTCCAATCTCCTGCTTGATATACAGCTCATAGGGCACGATCTCAGGGTTCTTGATTGAGTAGTGGCCCGTGAACTCGAACGCGAACTGGCCCTTGGCCTTGTTCTGCGTCGTGATTTGCAGACCGCCCGTGTTGAGCGCGTTGATGAGGCGGATGGCGATATAGCCGTTGCCGTTCTCGCCCGAGTAATCGCCGATGAGCCAGATGTCGGCGAAGTCGGCCTCCGAGAGCGCGGAGCGCGGGACGATCTTCCCCTCGGTCTCGTCGGCTGCGGCTGCGAGCTTCTTGCCGAGCGTGGTGTTCAACGTCACGAAGGTGCCGCTCAGCTTGGCCTCGATGCTGTCGATGCGCTTCAGCTCCATCGTGTTGGCGGGGCAGTTGTCGATGTCCTCGCCGTAGTCGATGAAATTGGGCGTGGCGGCGAAGCTGGTTCCGCCACTCGTCGCGCCCATCAGCTCGGACTCCGCGACCTCGGCGGTCTTGGGGTTGAAATTCGTGGCGAGCAGGCCCGCGTTGATGACGATCTCCTTGAACGTGTTCTCGGGGATGCGCGTGAACTTAGACATATGACCTCCTAGTAGCTGGTCATGTACTCAATGGTCAGGTTGATGATTCGGCGCTTCACGGCGTTGTCCTCGTCGGCCATGGCGTTGCAGAACGGCTCGCCCTGCATCACCCACATGCCGCCGCCGTCGCACGGCAGCAGCACGCCGGAGAGCCCGAGCGCCCGGGCGACCTCCTCGGCCTTGGCGTTGGGCGCGGCCTCGGACGATGTACGGAACCAGAGGGTCACCTCGGAGTTGCACTGCGTGCCAAATGCCGCGGTCGGCAGGTCGTAGGTGATGTAGGGCATCTTCGCCTCGCCCGGCACCGCCGAGTCGCGGTACACGGGCAGCCCGAAGCCCTCGAGCCACGCCTGCAATGCTGCCGCCTTAGTCGCCATCCGGCACCTCCCACTCCTCCGCGCTGCACTGGCCGAAGCCAAACGACGCGCAGCGCGGCGCGGCGCCGTCGTCCGCGTTCGACGTGCAGCGGAATACCTGCCCGTCGGACGCACGCTGGAAGAGGTCGCCGTACCGCAGCGGCTCGTCGGTGGTCACGGTGTATACGTTCCTCACGCCGTCGTGCTCCGCGATACGCGAGGCCGTGGAGCTGTCGCGCACGATCGCCGCCGTGAAGCCGTCGCCGACGGCGAGGACGGTCTTGAATCCGCCCTCGCCGTCAGGCTCGGTCTTTGAGACGAGCCTCGCGCACGCCACCGCCATGCGCTCGTACAGGCGGCTCACAGCTTTCTCCAAGGGTCGAGACGCGCCTTGAACTGCTGTCGCCACGTGATGGGCGAGCCGTCGCCCCCGACGCGCGTGTAGCTGTAGCCGCCGAAGCTCTCGGATGCGTACGGGCTGTCCAACTCCTTGGCGTGCTCGGTCTGCCACGCCGCGATCTCGTCAGCGAGGTCGACCACGGCCTGCGGGATGGCGAGCGCCCAGACGGTGCCGACGAACTCCTCGTCCGTGAGTCCGTTGCAGGGCCATGAGTGCAGCCCGTCGTTGAACGTCGAGCCCGTGATGCGGATGTACTGGCCCTCCTTGAGGCCGAGGACCGCGGGCGGCACGAGGCGGCCGTCCTCGATGCGGACGCGCCCCGTGCGCTTGTCGGCGACGAACCAGTTGCGCAGCGACAGAAGCACCTGCTCGAGCATCTCTGCGCCTATCGCTTATCGGTGATGACGGCGGCGAGCTCGGGGCTGAGGGTCTTGACGCCGCAGAGCATGTCGATGGAGACGGTGTCGGTCTTGGTCTTCTGGTCGTAGCCCTGCACGACGCGCAAGCCGAAGCCGTCATAGGAGGTGGAGAACGCCTTGGGGGCGCCGAGCGGCATCTCGAGCTGGCGGGTCACGAGCGCGAAGGCGTTCTTGTGGAACGCGATGGACGGCGTGTAGTTGGCCGTCTCCGCCGTGGTCTTCTGCACGTTCTGGTCGCAGTAGAAGTCGAGGCCGTACTTGCGGCCAAGCGATGCCTCCTTGAGGGCGGTACCGTTGTCGCCGACGGCGGAGGCGTTCACAAACGCCTCGGTGTTGAGCAGGTCGGCCTCGGCCTGGGAGCCGTAGACGAAGCGGCGCTCCGTGGAGGGCGCCTTGGCGTCCACGAGGAACTTGCGGGCGGCGATGATGTCCGCCACGGCGATGGCGCCCTTGGTGTGGTCGACGCGGTTCGTGACGTCCTTCTCGAGCGCGAGCAGGTAGCCGTCGATCTTGTCGGCGAAGGCCTGCATCGCGGGGACGAGGAACTGCGCGGAGAAGTCGACGATGCCCATCGTCAGCTCCTTGGACGTGACGGCGAACGTCACGTCGAGCAGCTTGTCCATCTTGACGGGAACCTTGCCCTCCGTGGCGTCCTGCACCTCGACCTCGGTAGTAAACTCCTTGGCCTCGAAGGTTGCGGGCTTGCGGACGGTGATGGTGTCGCCCACGCCGGCGACGAACTCGGAGGAGTAGTCGCGGTGGACGAGGTTGGCCATGACGGCGTTGGTGCGCAGAACGTCCAGCGCCTCGTTGGCGATGATGTTGGGTGTAAGGATGGTTTTCGACATAGAAACCCCTTAGCCTCTCTGCTCCGCCTTGTACTTCATGTACTCGGCGGTGCTCATTTCGTTGATGTCCTTGCCGCCCTCGCCCTTGGGGGCGTGGGCCACGTCGGCGCCCTTGACGGTCGTGGTTGCGATGAAGTCGGCCCAGTCGGCCTTGATGCCCTCGGTGAGCTTGTCCGCGCCCTCGATAGCGCCGTCCTTGACGGTCACGTTCTCGAGGTCGGAAACCTTGAGAACGGTCTCGATGCGCTTGGGGTCGACGCCCGCCGACTTGAGCAGCTCTCGGTACAGGCTGCGCTTCTCGGCTGTGGCTTTCTCGCCCTCGACCTCGGCCTTGTAGTCGTCGAGCTCCTTGCACTTGGCCTTGTACTTTTCCTCGTACTCGCCCGCGCCCTCGCCCTTGGCCTTGAGCGCGTCCAGCTCCTTCTTGTAGCCGTCCGCCTTGCCCGCGGCCTCCTTGAGCTCGTCGCGCTGCGCCTTGAGCGCGTCCACGCTCTCGGCGTGCTCCTCGATGATCTGGTCGATCTTCTCGTCCTCGATGCCCATTGCCTTGAGCATCTTTCGCGTGAGTGCCAACAGAATCTCCCTTGCTTCGGAATGGGCGGGTCCCAGCCTGTTGCCTCGGCAGGGCCCGCGCCGCAATACCTCGCGGCAAGGGTGAGTATCCAAGCGGAGTAACGCGGCCCTACGCGCCGCCCCTCAGGTGCTTCTCGAGAATCGCCCGGTACGTGTCTCCGTGGCCCGTTGCCGCCTTGCGCAGGAAGTGCTTGCCCTTCATGCGGGAGGTCCCCTCCTCGACGTACGGCGCGTACTCGACGTTGGTCCCGATGAAGCAGTCGTAGCCTTTGAGTAGGTGCGTGACGGAGTTGCGCAACCTGCCCGTGTCGACCGGGCACGTCGCCTTGGCGTAGCCCTCCGCGACGAGGCCTATCTCCTCCAGCCCCGTCTTATAGGCCCGCAGGAGGGCCTTCTCGACCTGCTCGATGTTGTTCTGCCGTATCTCGATGCACTCGGCGGTATCCAGCTTCGCGGCGTTTACGATCTCCTCGGTGATGAGGGTGCCGTGCCGGCCGTGGTCGCCGACGCCGCCGACGAGCCCGTAAGCCATCAGTCGAGCACCTCGCACCCGTAGCCCACACGGCCGTTGACGTCCGCCTCGACGGCCTCGATAGCCTGCACCGGCATGCCCTCGCACCCGAGCGTGCAGCCGTCGTCGGGCTCGACCTCGTCGCCGCGCTGCGTGCAGATGTAGGTGTCCGGGAACGTGAAGCCGAAACCAAGCTTTACGGCGCAGTCGCCGCAGTTCGCGCAAGTGAATAGCTCTTTCATGCCTGCCCCAATCTCTCTGCGGGCAGTGTCGCGGCACGGTCACGCGGCATGAAAAAAGCCCCGCCGTGGCGGGGCCTGCTGGCTAGTTATTTAGTTCGCTTTCGAATATCTCGACTATATCGGCTTCAAGAGCATCCTCGAACTTATCCGGGCCAAACAGCTCGTAGTACTCCCTGCGATTCTCGTCGTCGTATTTGGCCTCTTTAAGCCATAGCTCCTGAACGGCTTTAGGCTTGGAATCGAGAACGTGACCTATAGCGTCGACGTCGTCTCTTCCGTCGAGATAGCTAACGGCTTCGTTGAGTATGTCATTCATGATGCTCAATCTTGAAACCGAACCTCTCCTCAATCGCCCGAAACAGCCTGTCCTCGTTGCCGCCGTAAAGCCTTTGGATTCTAAGGTACTTCACCTCATCGACATTATAGGACGCATCCGGCTCGGAAACCTTCTCGAACGTGTAGATACTTCCATCGTGAGCTGCGATTATCCCCATCTCGCAGCCCTTGCCGCCGACCGCCAAAAGGTCAGCCGCGCTAGGGATGCCAGAGGCCGGGTGGTTGTGGAGCAGCACTACGCGCCGACCGTCCCCGATTGCCGCCTCGACCTTCTTGCCGAACTTCGCCGGAGGGACCACGGTGCTGCCGACGGTCGAGTTAACGCAGCTCGTGATTGTCTTGCCCGTTGACAAGTCGATGGCGTAAAGGTCCTCGCCGTTCGTGCCCCCTCGGTGGCTGAGGATGCGTCTTATGCTCGCATGTACGCCGTCCGCGGCATCTTTGCCGACGGCTTTAGACACCTTTACCCTGTAGTCCCTGCTCGCGATCTTCCCCATATCCACCGCGAACTCCATTGAGTGCTCTACCGGCTTAGCCCTCGATTTCCTGCCGCCCTCGTAGACCGTGCCGAGCGCCGAGTCCAGCACCTTCTGCTGGTCGCCCGCCGACATCTTCCTGAACCCGCTCGACGGTATGCCGTAGTCCTCGAGTTGGCGCGAGAGCCGCTTGCGCGCCTCGGTCTTGGACACGCCCGCCACATCCAGCTTGCGCTTGGTGCCGGGCATCTCCATGAACTCGGAGATGGTGCGGTTCGCGGGCTTGGTGCCGTTGACGGCGGGCTTGCCAGCCTTCCATTCCTCGTAGGTCATGCCCTCGGGCAGGCGGCTGAAGCGCTCGCCGTCGAGCACGTCGAGTCCGTCACAGCACGCCACCAGCGTGCAGCGGCAGTTCGCCGTCTCGGCATACGGCGCCTCCGGGTCGCCGGGATAGCGGCACCCGTTGCTGAACTTCTCGCCGACCTCGACCTTCTCGCGGTCAATCTTCCTGTGGCTCGAGCGCGTGCGCAGGTCAAGCGTCGCTACCCATTCCTGCTGTACATTGATGCCGAGCCCCTTGGCCCTCTTGTAGCTGTCGACGCGCCCGGCGTTCTCCGCCGCCGTCGTCGAGGTCCGCGCCAAGCGCACCGCCGCCGCGCGGTTGGACCCCGCCACGTCCTGGATGCGCTTCGCAATCTTGGGTATCGACTCGCCGAGCAGCACGCCCTGCGTGATCTGGTTGGCTATGAGCCGGCGGTTCCACGCCACGTCCTTGGCGACGTTGACGGAGGGCTTGGGCAGGTAGCTGTCGTGGTCGGTGAGCAGCCTCTGAACGGTCGAGGCGTCCTGCAGCGCGTAGGCCGTGTCAACGCCCACGGCGCTCTCGACCTGCCAAGTGCCGTAGTTGTAGTTCTCAGCGTAGACCTCGGGCAGCCTGCCCTCGATGGCGGCGGCTGCGACGACGTTCGCGTGCGTCATGGCCTCGGCGCACTGCTTGAGCACGATTCGGTAGCGCCTGCCAGCCGCTATCTTCCCGCTTCGCCAAGACCTGTATTGCGCCTTGGTGATCTCGCCGGCCTCAAGCCGCTCGCGCATCTTCTCGTCATCGGCCTCGAACTGCGCCAGATAGCGCTTGAGGTTGGCGTAGGCCGTCTTGCTCGCCTCGCCGTACACTCCCGCCACCTCGCGCTCGAACGCCCGAATCTCGGCGTCTGAGAACTCGTGAGCGCTATCCTTCGCCATGCGCCGCCTCCAATCGTCGGCACGCATGGTCGCCCGCGCATAACGGAAAAGGGCCCCGACCGAAGCCGGGGCCCTTCCCTACTCGCCGTCTGCCTCTAGCATCTGGCGCACCTCGTCGCGCCAGCGCTCGGGAACGCTCTCGAGCGTACGCCTGCCGCTTTTCACGGCGCGGTAGTAGATCTTCGCCAAGTTACTCACCTCCAACGATGTCGCCGAGCTCGAGAAGGGCCGCCTGCGAGTCGGCGACCTGCTGCTGGAGCGATGCGATCTGCTCCTCCATGCTCATGCCGTCCGCCTCGTGTGCCGCCCAGACGGTGTCGAAGTCGGCCTTTGCGCCCTCGACCGTCAGCTCGCCAGTCGGGTCGGTGAAGTGCAGCTCCTCGTAGGTGAACACCTTCACCTTGACGGAACCGCCCTCGCCGCCCTGCTCCTCGCGCTCGCCCTCGGCGATGCCGCGGCGCAGCCAGACGTCGGTCCCCGCGATCTCGACCGTCTCGGGCCTCTCGCCCGTTCGCTCCGACTTCACAACCATATTTTTCCTCCTAACCCACGGCCCTCGCCGCGTTGAATATGCACCGCTTGACGTTCATCTGGTGCTCCATGACGGCCGTTTTCAGCCAGCCCCAGTAAGAGCACACGCGCCTCGCCAAGCGCTCGGTGCGCCTGCGCCCGTAGCGCGCGAACGCGCGCCGCAGGCGTTTCCACAGCCGCTTTCTCAGGTCGACCCGACGGCCCCGGGCGCACCAGATGCGGTACCCCGCGAAGTCGATGGGCTCGGCGCCGTTGCGCCTCACCTTCCACGGCTTCAGCGACAATCCTAGCCGCCCCAAAACGCGTGCGGCGATGGCCGCGGCCTTCCTGAGCGAGCGCTTTGAGTTGCCGAGAAAATAGCCGTCGTCGGCGTACCACACCTGGCATCCCGCGAGCCTCACGCGCTTGCCGCGCCGTTCCTTCGCCGCCTCCTCGACCGCGTGGTACGCGAACGAGATCACGAACGCCGCCAACCGAAGCGACAGGTAGCTGCCGAGGATAAGGACGCCGTTCATCGTCGACAGCAGCGAATGAAGCAGGTAGAGGACTTGGCTGTTCTTGACGTAGCGCGCCACCAGACCCTCAACTATCGCCGTCTGCATCGAGCCGTAGCAGTTGCTGATGTCGACGTGCACGTGGTAGGCGAAGCGGTGAACCTCGCGCCTGAGCTTGCGCATCCCCAGCGCCGCTCCCTTGCCCTTGACGCCGCTCGACACCTGCCAGAAGCCGACCTTGGCGGCAAGGAGCGGCTCGAGTGCCCCGACGCACAGGTAGTTGCACACCTGCCGCTTGATGCTTTCGACGCTTATCTCGCGCAGCTTGCCGCTGTTCGGGTCGTGTTTCAGATAGGTTCGGATGGGGTCGAATGTCAGCGTCTCGGTCGAGAGCTCTAGCCAGATGCGGTCGACGAACGCCGTCTCGGTGCCGTATTCGTCGGCGACGCGCCAGCCGTTCTCCTTGCCGGAGTCGCTTTTCTTCCATCGGTGCAGGGCCTCGACGACGCTCTTGCGCGTGAACTCGAGGCCCTTGCAGTAGGTTTTCATAGATCAAAGCTCTTTCTGTCTGTCATACGAGCGTTCGCCTTGCGGCTACCAGCCCGTGAGCCTTGCGGACAAATTTCACTCAAAGGAGTCAGGCTGAGCCGCGTCCCGCCAGAAAGCGGCGGGCGCGGTAGACACGGTGCGAGTAGAGATTTATAGACAGATTGCCGGGAGACGAAGTTCCAGTTCGCCCTGCCAGACCTGTTCCTCGAGTTCGCGTAACGAAGACCAGCCGCCGAGCCGTTCCTCAGGTTGCCAAGGAACTGAACCAGAAACCAGCGCCGCCCTCACCGTGAATCCCTGTTTGGGGTTAGGAGGGGGCCAGCCCCCTCTCAGGGCTACGCCCTGATTCACCCCCGGCTACGGCCCGTAGCAGAAAGCCGGGAGACGAAGCGCCAGTACGCCCCGCCAGACCAGTCCCCCGAGCTCGCGCAACGAAGACCAGCCGCCGAGCCGCCCCCCAGGACGCCAAAGAACAGAACCAGACGGATTGTGCCCTTTACCTTTCCGCCGGAGGTGTCGAAGTAGAAGTAGTCGCCGACACCGGTCGTCGCCGAGCCGCCGAGCCCCTTGCCCAAGATGAGGCCGTTGACGAACTGGATGTCGAGCATGTAGCCATCAGCCGTCGGCATGCACGCCGCCGTCGGGGTCACCCCGTCCGCCACGGCGTTCTTCTTCTCATTGCGAGTGTCGGGGTTGACCGCGATGCCGAAGCCCGTGCCGTCGGAGACGAAGAGCGTATCGCCCATGAACTCCCACAGGCCCAGCCCCGTCTCGACGCCGCCGACCTTGAACGGATGCTTGCCGTCCTTCGCCACCTGGCCGTCACCCACGAGGGCATCGGTGTTGCCCGTGCTCCACGGCGCACTCTGGAGCCATGTGTTCACGGTCGTGTCGAACGCCTTGGCGACGTCCATGAGAAGCGCCACGTTGCCGTCTGCGAGCGTCTCCTTGCCACCGACAACGGCACCGTCGAACACGTCGTACGCCGCCGCGGCGCCTCGGTCTGGGCACTTGGTGCCCGTGTCGGTGCCGTACATCAGCGACGCGCCCACGGGGATACTCGCGGCCTGCGACGCGGTCACGACGACGCGCGTGACGCCCGTCTCGGCGATTGCCGGGTGAATCTGCACGTTGAAGTCGGTGCAGCCCGGGAAGTCCACCTGGGAGGACTTGCACAGCGTCTTGGTCAGCTGGTGGAAGTTGACGTACCACTGGTCGTAGGCCGACATTCCCGAGTAGCCCGTGGTCGCCGTCTTGCACAGGTCGATGAGCGAGTCGTGCGAGGTCACTCGGTTGGCGACCTTCGCGCCCGAGACGGAACGCGGGCGCCCGTCGGCGTCTATGCTCATGGGGTACGTCGGCGTCAGCATGTACGGTCGCAGCGTGCCGTCCGGCAGCAACGCCTTGGGGTTCGGCTGCGAGCCGCTGAATCGGCTGTCGGACCACGAGACGAGCAGGTTGCCGTTCGTCAGCACCTCGACCGCCTGCCACACGACCGGCGCGATCTCGTAGACGTTGTTGCCATGTCCGTTGTCCACGCGCGAGAAGCCGTAGTCTACGCCGTCGATGGCCTCGACCCACGGCACGCCGTCGGCGTCGGCACCGGCGTTGGCGGACACGTGGAACCACGGGCCGCCCTCGGTGTCGAACGGGTCGACAGCCGCGCTCGTCGCCGTCGCCGGCACGAACTCGGTGGAGGCCACGCGCTTCGCGGCGGCGCTCATGGGCTGGATGTCGGTGGGGCTGCCCGCCGGGATGAGGAACGTGTACACCAGCCCCGTCTTGTGCTTGTCCACCATCGCGGCGACGCTCTCGTTGGAGTAGCGGCCCGTCGAGGCATCGCGCTCGAGCGCCTTCTGGTCGCCCAGATTCTTCACCGCGCCGACAAGCGCCCACACCGCCTTGTCCGATGCCAGCGGGTCCGCATACTCGAACCCCTCGGTTGCCTGCTCGGTTGCCTGCGTATCGGCCATTTAGGCACCTACCTTTCGCATTTGGCAAATCTTGCCGTTTACCTTCTTGAGTCCCAGCGCCGTCACGGCAGCCGCCGAGTCGATAATCGACTGGTAGTTCAGGGCTGCCGTCTTGGCGTCCTTGAGCGCCGCCTGCGCGTCGGCGAGGGCCTTGGTCGAATCCTGCTCGCGCTTCTGCTCGGCGGTCTTGCGCCCCACCTCAGCCTCCTTGCGCTCCGTCTCGGAGGTCTTGCGCTCGGACTCGGTCTGCCCGCGCTCGGTCTCGGCGTCGGCGCGCTTTTTCTCAGCCGTTTCGACAGAAGCCTTGAGCTGCTTGAACTCGTTGTTGACCTTGTTCACGCCAGCCGCCGCGTCCGTTGCGGGCTTCTTGAGCTCCGCGATCTGCTCGGCGGTAAGGTCGCTGTATCTCAGCGCGTCGCCCTTCGGCACGCCGACGACCAGCACGTTGTTCTCCATCGTCGCCGTTGCCTCCGAGCCCGAGGCGAGCGTCGTGGCGCGTGCCCCCTTGACCTCGGCGGCGACGGCCCTGTCGCGTGCGGCCTCCGCCGCCTTCTGCGCGGTCTTGGCCTCGTCTCGCGCCGTCTCTGCGTCCTTGATGGTGCGCTGGTCGCTCGGCTCGTAGATGTACTCGGCGGGCTTGGCTCGCCTCTTTACGTCCCAGAGCGCCTCGATGCGCGTGCGCCCGCCGTATGCCTCGTCCGTGATGTAGGCCCATGCGTACACGCGCCCAGCCGCCTGAAGCAGCTCGTCGGGAATCTTCGCCTTGCTGTCGGCCACCGCGACCGTGTAGCACGTCCCTGTGGTCGACTTGGCGAAATGCACCTGCTCGCAGCCGACAACCTCGACCTCGCGCCCGGTGTCCCACTGCCACAGCTCGCCGTCAAGCACTTGCAATGCCGCCATCACTCATCACCTTCCTCGTCGTTGTCGTCGTCCTCGTCGCCCTCCTGGGCGCCCTTCGCGTTAGCCGCCAGGGCGGGCGGCAGCGCTGCCATGCGCTCCTCCTGCTCCCGCTGCTTGCGCTCCAAAATCTTCGCCCTCTCGTCGGGCGTGATGTTCGGCAGCTTTCGCAGGATCGTCTCGTCGTCCAGATATTCGGCCTCCAGGCACACGGTCTCGACCTGCTCCTTGGTGTTGCTGATGCGAGTGTGCGTGAACACGGGCGTGTCCTCGATGCCCTGCAACGCAAGGATGTCCATGATACCCTCGCGGATGTGGCGCTCGAACTCGGCGGCCTCCTCGTCCATCGGCTGGTATGCCGCGTCGATATGGTCGTTGGTCGCCCCCGCCGCGATGGTGTGGACGTCCAGCGCGCCGAAGTCCTCGTAGATGTCGGCCTTGATCTGCGCCAGCGTCTCCTTGCGGCCCTCGACGGGCACCTCCTGCGTGTACGGCGTCACGGACTGCCCCTGCTCGGCGTCGACCTCGGCCACGTGCGTCAGCTTGAGCTTCGCCCGCCACAGGTCGAGGTCCCTGTCGTCCATGCCGCCGGCTCCGTTGATGAGCCAGTAGATCTGCGCGCAGTCGCGCGTGTCGTTCACCAGGCCGCTCTTGATGAGGTCGTAGGCGTCGATGCTCTCGCGCATGCCGACGAGCGTGCTCTGGTGCGCGTCGCTGCCCCAGACCGCCACGATGGGCAGGCGGGAGTAGTTTTCCGCATCGACGGCCAGCTTCATCCCGTCCGCCGGTATCTCCCGATACGTGACCTTGTAGGCGCGCTTGGCCTCGGCCACCTCGAAGTCGAAGCCGCTGCCGCCCGACACCATCTCAGTGTAGCCGTCCTGCTCGTAGAGGGTCGCGTGCCACGGGTGGTCGGAATCGAGCCGCCAGAACCTCACGCCGGCGTATAGCGCCCCCGAGTACTCGTCCCACACCGGGCAGAACTCGTCGGCGGTGAACACATCGATGTGGTCGAGGTTCCAAAACGGGAACGACACACCGTGGATGAGCGCCTTGAGCCCCATCTCCATGACGTCGTCGTCGAAGCGGTCGCCAAGCCCCTCCTTGGTCGTGTCCTTGCCGCCCGCCGAGACGTCCACGAAGCTCACGCCCTTACCGAGCGAGTACGTGCAGCGCTGGACGTTTAGGCGCTTGAACAGGTTACTCGCCAGCCTCAGCTTCGAGGCCGTGAAGTCCTCGGCCTCGGCACCGGAGCACGAGTAGATCTTCTGCACGAAACGGTTGATCGTGACGTTGTGCTGGCGGTAGTACTCGTTCGCGGTGACGGCGTTGCGGTACATCTCGCTCGACATGTGCCGCTCGATGGCGTCTGCCGCGAACGCCGTCGCCGACGCCGCCGCCTTGAGGTCGCCATCGGTCACCAAAGGCCCCTTAGACAAGCCGCTACCTCCCTCCAAAGAATGGGTTTACCTGCTCTTTCGCAGGCTTGTACATGCGCAGTGTTGCCACGCCGTAACGGAGCGCGTCGCAGCTGTGGTCCTCGACCTTGACGGGCCTGTCGCCGTCCGCCTTGGCGTCCCAGCAGTAGCCGCCGAGCTCGCCTATCAGCCCCGCGCAGGCGTCGGAGATGCGCACCGTGCCGTTGCCCAGGCACACCCCCGTCTCTCGTATGCCGTCCGCGACGTCGTTGCGCCCCTTCTTGGTCTTGAACCCGGCCTGCCGCATCGCGGCGATGAAGCTCGTGGCGCTCGGGTCGATGATGAACGTGGGCGGCTTGCCCAGCCCGCGCACGAAGTCGGCCATGTCGGCCACGTAGTCGGCGTCCGTCTTCTGGTGCCCCGTGTCGCGGCCCGAGTAGCGGTACTCGTCCACCGCGTGCCACACCCTGCCGTCAAACGCCCACAGCAGCGCCGCGAAGGCGTTCTGCGTGCCGTAGTCGCAAGACACCGCGTACTTGGCGGCGCTACCCGTATACCGGCTCTCGAGGGCACCCTCCCACTCGGGGTAGACCAGGCCCTCTGCCAGCGTCCACTTGCCCAAGATGTAGCGGTCGTAGTACACGCCGCTGCCGTAGTCCTTGATGAGGGCCTCGATGACATCCGGTGCCAGCGCACCGTCCCAGATCGTGTAGTCCTGCCTGTAGATGTCGCTGTCGCCGTCGAGGAACCGTTTGAACCAGTGGTTGGGGCTGTCGGGGTTACAGGTACCGTCGAAGCAGCTGTGCTCGCAGCGCAGGCGGCTCTTGAGCATCTGGAACACGTCTTCGCTCCACGTGGCGACCTCGTCGCCGTAGACCCACTCGAACGTGGCGCCCTGAATCTTGGATACGCTTGTCTTCTTGTCCGCCCCGAGGCAGTAGACCTTTCGCCCGAATATCTGGGCCGTGTTGTCCCGCCCGATCTGGCTGACGACGTCTTCGCTGTAGAGCGAGCGCATCGGCTCCAAGATGTTGCGCTCGAGCGTCGAGCGGGTGTTGCCGATCATCACCGCCAGCCCCTCGCCCCTCATGGCGAGAAGCCTCTGCGGTATGGTCACGGCTATGTCGACGTAGCTCTTGCCCGAGCCCGTCGCCCCGCATTTGACGTTGTATCGGTGCGTGCAGTTGGCGAGGTACTCGCCCTGCATCCTCGTGAGCGGCATCGGCTGCTAGTCCCCGCCGATTGAGGACGGCACGGACAGCACCAGCTCCTTGGCGGCCTTCAGCACGGCGCTGTCGGTGGTGTCCATGATGCGCTGCGCCTTGGCGTACTCCTGCGGGTACTTGCGCTCCAAAAGCCACGCCGCCGCCTGCCAGCTGTCGCCGCTCGCGTCCATGATGCGGCCCACGAGCGTCGCCTTGCGCTCGACCTCGGCCTTTTTTAGAACGTGACACAGTTGACGCTGATTGCCTGTTCTGGGGTGGTTGATCCAGCGGCTGTATGTCTCGCGTGCGACCCCGAGATACGCGGCGATGTCCCTGTCGGTCATTCCGGCACGGCACAGGCGGACGGCATCCTCGATGCCCTCCTTGGTCAGTTTTTCACGCCCTTTTCCCGCCACAAAATCACATTTCCGCTGGTAGATAGCCATATGGAAACGCGAACGTTCCCACCTTTTTACGCACGTGGACAAGCGCGTGCGTTTGCCCACGAGCGTAAAAAGGGGGTAACGTTTAAAGAAAAGGCCCCGGGAAACCGGGGCCTTTCGGCTACTCGACCTTGGTCGACATGATACTGATTACCTCGGCCAGCCTCTCAAGCGTCTCCGTCCAGCTTCTGCCGTCTGTGCGCGGCCTGTCGTATGCGGTTGCTCTCCGCCTCCTCCTCGAGCCGCCTCTTCCGCTCCGCCAGATAGCACCCTTTGCACAGTCCCCACCTCCTCGCCTGCGCCGAGGTGTCGAACACGGGCCGTGAGTCGCACGCGATGCACAGCATCCCCGTGCCGCTGCCGAAGCGACCGTATCTCTGCCTGGCGTGGCGCACGCTCGACGGCGTCACGCCGAGGAGCGCCGCGATCTCGGCCGCGCTCCTCTCCGGGTGCGCCTGCATCGCACGCACCATGTCCGGCGTCCAGAGCCGGTAGCCCTTGCGCCGTCGGCGGGCGAGCTCGGCCCCGAGCGGCATGTGTGTAGATTCCGTAGATGGGCCAAAAGGCCCATCCGTAAGCCTCGACGTTCCCCTCAAGTGGTCCCCCAAACGGGCTGCGGGGAGGGTGCCGGCATGGCACCCTCCCCTTATCTGTCAGTTTCCGTACGGCGCGCCCAGCCGCCTGAAGATGTGGCGGCGGACCTCGATGCGAAGGCCGGTCCTCGCCATCACCTGCACCTCCCCTCGCGCTTGAGCGTCTCGACGTTTCGGCGGGAGCGCCTCAGCGCACGGGCTCTGGCCCGTTGCCGCGTAGGGTCAAGATACTTGTCAAACTTCCTCATCTCGCGCACTACGCCACGCAGCTCGGGCACGAGGTTCTCTTTGAAACCCGCAACTATGTTTGCCATGATGGCGGCAGCGGCCTTCGCAGCGGGGCCGTCGGGTCTCAACAGCTCGACAGATGGCGACAACACCGGCTTCATCTCGTTATCGGGCATTTGTCAAATCCTCCCCACACCACGGGCAATACCGTGGGATCGTCTCGAACTCGGTCCAACTCGTGATATACGTGTCGTCATGCTCGTAATGCACGACGCCGAAGACGAGGTCGCACCTAGGGCAATGGACGGCGTCGACTGGGTCGACGTCCCCTATCGCGACCACCTCGTTTGTGTACACCAACTTGCGTGGCTTCCACTTCTGGTGCGACGGGGTCGCACCGCACGTCGGGCAATCGACCGGCCTTGCGAACTTAATACGCGTCATCGAGGACCACCGCCCCGCACACCGGGCACGAGTACCAGTCGAGCGGGAACGCCTCGGAGGTCACGACGAGCACGCCGTCCGGCCGGCCACCGGGCACCAGCACACGGCATCCGCACTCTGAGCACCTGAACGACTCCTTGGTGTAGTCGGCGACGTTGTGGCATGTCGGGCGGTCAATCAGCTCGGCGAGCGTCGGGCCGTACTCCATGCCCTCCGGCAGGCACTCGTTCATCGCCGAGGCGACCATGCCCTGAAGCGAGACGTCCGGGTTCTCTCGGCATATCTCGAGCATCTTCGCCGCCACCTCGTGGCGTACATCATCGGTAATCATTCGTCCACCTTCTCAACGAGGTCGCGCGGATCCATCCGCATCGCGTCGGCAAGCGCAAAAAGGTTACCCACGCGCATGTCGCGCTGGCAGCGGATGAGCGCACTGGGCGCACCTGGCGTAATGCCAGCCATCTGCGCCAGCTGCTTCTGCGTGAGGTCATGGTCGGCCAAGTAACGCTTTATCACCTTCTTGCTGACCTTGTACCGGGTCGAAGCCTTGGTCGTCATTCACCCTCACCACCTATCCATGCGTACTGCCTAAATATCTCTTCAGGCGCGTCGATGGTCACGCATTCAGCTCTGACTGTCACAACATCGCCCGATTCGAGCATCACGGCTGCGACCGGGTACGCGATTTGCCCGGCGGGGAATCCACCGATTAGAGGTGATGCATCATGCGTCCATGCTTTTTGGTAGAAACCGACAAGCAGTGCCTTTGTCTTTTCCCCGGGCATTTCGGAAATGAAGCAAGGTGTCATGTTCATTCGCCCTCACCCCTCAGCTTGCGGATGCGGGATGCGATGTCGCGCATGACAACCCTTTCGCAGGTTGCGCCTTTGTCGGCGATGCACGATGAACAGTCGCATGCGCTCTTGCCAAGATAGGCGCAGGCTTCGTAATTCAGCGCGTCCGCACCTCTGCGCAAGTCCTCTTCCAGCTTCTCCCAAGTGTCTGGCAGAGTGAGGTGCATGTTCTTTGGCTTGAAGCTGTTGTAGTAAAAGTTGCCTTCGTACTGGGCTTTAATCGTCCAGCTGTTTTTCTGACTCTCCACCAACGTTCTGGATAGAAACTCCTTCACGCTCACCTTTGTTCCGCACTCGTCATACAGCACCTCGGTATCAAGCGGAATCTCGCGTCCCTCGGCATCTTTCGGCAATTCGATACTCATAGCCCAAACTCCTCGTAGTCGCGGCACTCGCCGCACTCGTCCTCGCAGTACAGCAGGTTCCCCATGAGCCACGCCACGGCCCACTTCGCCAGGCGCCAGAACCCTTCCTTGCGGTCAGGCGCCTCCGCGTCGTAGGCGCGCTCAAACTCAAGGTGGCAGTAGCCGTAGTCGACGTGGATGTCGCTGCCGCAGAAGTGCCTGCAGTTCCCGCACATCCGAGGCTCGCAGGCCCCGCCGAAGTGGCGCTCGATGGCGGCATCGGTCACCCCCATCGGGTAGCCGCCGACCCTCGAGTCACTCATCGCAGTCCGCCCCCCCTATGCTCTCGTCGAGCAGGTCGATGGCGTCCCCGACGGTCGCCTCGATACTCGTCAGCTGGCGGCGCAGGTTCTGCACGAGGTTCGCGCCGGCTACCTCCGCCCTTCCCGCCTCGTAGGCGCGCTCGATCATGTCGGTCACCGCGACCTGCATCGCCGTGTCGTTGTAGCCGCGCCTGACGCGGTACTTCCCCAGGTAGGCGTGCGCCCTGTCCTGCGGCCTGCACTCGCGGTCGAAATGGAACACCTCGACTGCGTCTGCCTTGATCTGTTCCAAAGTCTCCATCAGATTCGTCTCCCCTCAGCCAGCGCGGCGCGCATGGCGTTGACCTCGCGTCCCGCCTCGCTCCTCGTCCCGAGGTACACGTCCACGGGCCGCTTGCTCTCGTTCCTGTTCGCAACGTTCTCGCACCATCCGCAGCAGTACTTCTGCCGGGCGCCCCTCGCGCGGAACCGCCTGCCGCGCTGACGGCACACGAGCACGTTGCCCCCTCGCATGTCCCACGACTCAGCCCTCATGGCGCGCCTCCCAGTAGTTGCACCTGGCGAGCCCCTGCGTGGCGTGCACGAAGTCGGGGCAGCGCATGCACGTGTAGCGCTTGCGACCCTCGCCGGACGCCGCCATGGCCGTCTCGCTCACGGCGCAGAACCCGCACGTCTCGCAGCAGGCGCTGCGCGGCCCGTCGTCGTAGATGCTCGCGGACCCCTTCGATCTGCCCATGTTCTCGCTCCTCTCGTCGTCCAAGCTCATGACGCCCTCCTCTCGCATGCGGCCCTCGCGTCCAGCAGACGCCGCGCGTCCTGGTACGCCCTGAGCGCCACCGGGTCGGCGGTCGTCCCCCTCGGGGCCTTCACCTTCGCCGGGTCGATGCCCGGATGTTCCTCGCGCCACCTGCGCTCGAGCTCCGCCCTCGTCTGCTCGGGCGTCCTCGTCGGCTTGAACGTGGCGGCTTGAATCTCGGCGTCGGTCGGCTTGCCTCGGGCGTGGGCCTCGGCGTCGAGCTGCTTCTGCTTGCTGTTCCACAGCATCGCCGCTGCCTTGAGCGAGGTCACGGGCATCCCGCTCGAGCGGATCCAGCCCTGCGACTCGTAGTGCGCCCAGAACTTGTCGGGGTCGCCGCTGATGCAGTTGGCGGCGAAGTACGTGCGGCACTCGTCCAGGGTCGGCGGAGCGAAGCCGTCGGCGTCGCCGCCGCGCGCACCATCAACACAAGCTAGGCTAGGTAAAGCTAGGCTAGGACAGGTTAGGTTAGGGTTTTCGCTTTCGGAAACCTCGGTTTCGGGTTCGGTAAACCTAGGTTTCCCGTTTTCAAAACCTAGGTTTTCGCTTTCGGAAACATCGGTTTCGGGTTTTTGCTCAGGCTCGGGTTCGGGCTCCGGCTCGGCCTTGGCCTTGCGCGGCCTGCCGCCCTTCTTGGCCTGCTCGCGCTTGTTCTTGGAGTTGTCGATGGCGTTCTTGAGTCCCTTGAAGGCCCTTTTGACGCTCTTGGGCAGCTCGATCTCGACCCCGTGGAGGCCGTACATGAGCACCGCGTCCGCGAGCATCATGCGCTCCCTCATGTCCTCGGGGTCGTTCGGATCGTAATCGTCGTAGAGCTCGGCTATCGAGCTGGCGAAAACCGTGAAGTCGTTGGCCATCAGAACCACCCCCAGAGAAGCGAAGAGAAGAACAGGAAACCCGCGGAGAAGGAGGCGGCGAACAGGGCCGCCTCCCAGTGGTCGCGGATGATGTCGGGTACGTGCCTCATCAGAACGGCACGTCCTCGTCGTAGAACTCGGACTGCGGGACCGCGGCGTAGGCCTGCTGGGCGCTCAACTGCGGCGCGGCCTGCGCCTGTGGCTGCACGGGCACCGTGTCCGCGAGGCTCTGCTGCGGCTGGGCCTGCGTCTGCCCCTCACGGCGCACCATGACCTCGATCTCGTCGACGATAACCTCGAGCTTCGAGCGCTTCTGGCCGTCGCGCTCCCAAGAGCTGTAGCGCAGCTTGCCCTCGATCGCGACCTTCATCCCCTTGGCGAGGAAACGGCCAACGGCCTCGGCGCGGTTGCCGAACATCGTGCAGTCGACGAAGTTGGGGTAGTCCTCCCATTCACCCGTCTGCGCGTTGCGGCGGCGGTCGTTTACCGCCACGCCAAAGGACAGGACCTGCGTCCCGCCGGCGGTGGCGCGCAGCTCGGGGTCGCGGGTCAGGTTGCCGCTGATGTTCACTCGGTTGATGCTCACTGCCCGTCCTCCTTCGCGGTCATGTTGTTCTTGATAAACGCGACAAGGCGCGGCCCCTGCATGTAGCCCAGGCCGCTCACACGGCGACCATCGGGGATGTCAAGCGCCTTGACGATCACCTTCGCCTTGACCGTGCCGATGCCCGGGAACGAGCGGGCGAACTCCTCGACCTTGAGCCTCTGCGCGATGGGCGCCTCGATGGCCGCCTCGGGCGGGATGTTCCCCGCCTTGCACGCCGCCTTGAACGCGGCGCGCTCGCGGCGCGTGTGGACGGCCTTCGCCATCGCTTCCTTGCGCTGCTCCGGCGTTCGGAGCGGCGGCAGGTTGCTCTCTCCCATGTCCTACATCCTCTCTACGTATCCGTGAATTCCGTTCTCGACCATGACGGCCCTCACGCGACGCAGCTCGTCTGCCGTGGCGCACTCGATGACCACTCGGTAGCCCCTCTGCGGTGCTGGGGCCGCATCCTCGGCCGCATCCGGCTCGGAGCGCGACGGGACCACCCGCACACACCTCGGCACGCCCAAGGGCGGCTCAGGCTCGGGCTGCTCGTCGGGCAGCGGCTCGGGGTCAAGCGGCAGCGGCTCGGGCTCCGGTGCGGGCGCCATCGCCTGCTCGTAGGTCGCCGCGAGTACGGCAGCCTTGGCGACCTCCTCGCGGTGCGCGGCTACAGCCGCCGCCACCTCGCCCGAGTCCATCGGCAGCGTCCTCGCCCACCACGCCACGGCCCATGCCTTCTCGGCCTCGTCCGCGTAGTCGAGCCCGTTGACGAACTTGAACTGGTGCAGCAGCTCGCCCACGCGGCGCTCGATGACGTTCTTGGCCTTGACCTCGCCGAAGCCCGCGTTGAGCCACTTGTCGTCGGCGATGCGCTCGTAGGGCACCAAGGGCCCCATCTCGCCCGCGAGGTCGTAGTAGTGGCCCTTGAGCGCGACGAGGCGGCGTTTCCTGCACTCGCCGTCGTAGCGGTCAATTTCGGCCTTGTACTCATCGGAGAGCGCGTCGATGGGCGCCGTGATCTCGCCGATGGTCCTGTCGAACGTCTTGAGCAGGTCGCTGTACTTCTTCTTCGCGGCCTTGCGCTGCGCCTCGATGGGCTTCTTCACGTCGTTGACCGCCGCGCGGTACTTCTTCGCCGCCTTGAAGTCCTCGTCCCTCTCGATGCGCTTGACGTCCACGTAGTCCGCCAGCTTCTCATCGACATTCTTCTTGAGCTTCGCCAGCTTGTCCTCGAGCGTGTCGTCGATGGCGAGCGACGCCACCAGCGTGTCGAAGTCCTCCTCGAGCGGCACGGCCTCGACCGCCAAAACCTCGTCTGCCATTAGAAGCCTCCCAGAAGGTCGTCGTCGGTCGCGTACTCGGCGGGCGCGGGCTCATAGACGGGCACGGGCTCCGGCTCGGGTGCGGCGGGCTCGGAATGCGCCTTGCGGGCCGCGATCTCCTCCTCCATCCACGAGGCCGCGCGGCGCGCCTGCATGACCGTCATGTCGTGCATTGAGCCCGACGTGCAGCCCACGGCGGCGCAGATGGCGGCCATGGCCCCGGCGCTGTCGAGCGCGGTCGCCGCCATAAACGGCTTGAACAGGTCACGCACGGGCTGCAGGTCGACCACGGGCTCGACGCTCTCGGCCTCGACGGTCTGAGAACCTGCGCGCATGTCGCGCTCGACCTTCTGGTCCATCTCCTCGCCCGTGTACATCCCGCCGAACTCGTCGGGGTAGGCAAGGCGCCACGCGCCAGCCTTGGCGCACTTCTCGATCATGACGCCCGGCATCTTCGCCCAGTTGCTCTTGCCGGTGCTGTAGTCGCTAAGCGCCAGCTCCACGTAGGCCGGCTCCTTGCCGTCCTTGAACTGCACCTCGGCCCAGCCGCCGAGCAGCTGCTCGCCCACCTGCTTGTAGACGGCGCTGCCGCGCTTCTTGACGATCTGCCCCTCGCGCATCACCACGACGCCGCTCTTGATGCCGCCGTAGCTCTCCTGGCGATTGGCGCGGCGGTTGAAGACCTGATAGCTAGTGATGATGCTCGCCGGGGCGTCCTTGTACTTCACCAGGTAGACCTCCTTGGTGAAGGGGTTCAGGTGCTGGCGGTTGCACAGCTCGATGCACAGCGCCAGCTCGCTTTCGGTCGCGTTCGGGCACAGGCGCTCGCGGATGTCCTGCGAGGTGAACTTGACGGGCATGCCTGCGTCGTCCTTGAACTCGATGATCCCGTTAGCCATTGATGGTCACCTCGCATCCGTAGAGCTTGGAGATCGTGGCGACGGCGCCGTTCTCGGCGTAGATGTCCTCGCACTTCTTGCCGTACGCGATGATGACCGCCAGGAAGTCGCGGTCGAACTCGATGGGCTCCTCGTCCATCAGCACGGGCGCGACCGCCATGCCGTAGGCGACGCCGCGGAGCACCGCGGGGTCGATATCCTTCTTGAGCGCCTCGGCGTTGAGCTCCGTGTTGATGAGGACGTTGCCCACGGCCTGCCTCATGAGTTCCTTGAGTGCCTTGCGTTTCATTTCATGTCTCCGTTTCTACTTTTTCTCTGCGGCTGGGTCTGCCCAGCCGCGATATACCTGTATGTCCATGTGCGGCTCGATACCGCGCCGACGGGGCCACTTGACCACGTGGACCTCGGCAACCTGGCTGTCATCGCCCCAGACCGCCCCGTTCATCCCGTCCATCACCAGCTTGGCGATGTTGTCCGCGTCCGGCTTGAACGTGTTCGGTTCCGACGTGACGCGCTTCGGCCTCGACACGGGCAGCGGCTCGTACACGTCGATGCGCACCGCGACGGGCACCCTGAACGGGAACAGCAGCCCCTCGAGCTCCGGGTACGCCTCCCGCATGGCACCGAGCGCCGCGTCGCGGATGGCGGCCTCGTTGCGGATGGTCTCGTTAGGCGTGTACATCCGTGCGTGCCTACGGTCGAGCCTGTGGCGCTGCTTGCCTGCCACGAACGGGACGGTGAACGCGAATCGCCTGCCGATCACAGTACCGACCCCATCCCGAGCACAACGCGGATGCCGTCCGCTGCGAGCAGCAGCGCATGCATGACGTGCGGCATGAGAGCGTTCACCGCGAACACGAGCGCGACAAACCCAGCGCACCTAAGCAGCCTCGATGCCATGCGTTCCCTCCTCGATCCACTGCTCCACCCATTCCGGGCGCACCATGCGCCCCACCTTGCGCCCCTCGGGCAGCTGCGAGCGCAGGCGGCCCGCCTTGCACTCGATGCGCAGCGTGTCGTAGGGCACCCCCGTCACCCTCGACGCCTCGCGCAGCGTGTACATCAGCTTGTGCCTGATGCCAAGCTCGTCGGCCATCTGCTGGAACGTTTTGGCTCTGCTAGAATCCATGAGCGACCTCCTTTCAGGTCTGGAGCCGTCCCCGTTTTCCGCACCGGGCGGCTCTTTTTTGTTGCTTGCTTTCGGGGCCTCGCCCCCGGCACGGCACCGGTAGGGAACGTCCCCGCGGATGGTTATTGGAGAGCCGCGGGGCAACGGTGCCGCCCCGGGAGCGGGGCCTGTCGCCGCTAGGACAGAGTTCTGAGGATTGAGATGCCGAGCCTTGTCAACGCCCCGGAAACCATCCTCAAGAGGCACTCGACCAGCGCGAGCGCCGCGACGACCAGAACGAGCGGCGTGGTGACGACGATGGCGACCACGAGGCGAACCGCCTGACAGAACTTCTCCATCGCTACTCACGCCCCTTCTGCAGCTGGTACTCGACCCACTCGCCCGCAGCGAGGCCGACCTCAACCGGTTGGATGCCGGGGTCGATGGCGTCGGCGGTGTTCATGCAGACCGTGCGCTGGACGTAGGCCATGACCGCCTCGCCGCGCAGCAGGCCGTCCAGGCGCCCGCGGGCGTCGAGGAACGACTCGAAGGCCTCGTGGTGCCAGCCGCCGCCGGCGTCGCACCAGCAGACGATGGCCTCGATGCCCGAGAAGCCGCTCGGGCACTCGATCTCGAAGGACTTCCCGTGCGCCTCGTACCTGATGTTCTCGCGGCGCATCTTCACGTCTCCCATGTCGCCCTCCCTAGCGCTCGTCGAGAACCGGGTCGCGGACCAGGCTCTCGAAGTCCGTCGACCAGCCGATGCCGTTGGCGGTGAAGCGCACGGCGGTGTGCACGTAGTAGCGCGTGCCCGCGATCTCGGCGCTGTCGAGGTCGCCCTCGACCATGCTCACGGCCCAGTCAGCGAAGCCGAACAGGTGGCAGATGCGGTTCACCACCGACTCCCCCGTCTCGCACATGGCGCCGTCGAGGTCATCGTTCTGCTTGAAGACGACGTGGTAGGGGTAGTTCTTCTTGGTGTTCATGTCGCCCTCCCCTACAGCTCGAAGTCGGAAAAGTCGCGGGCCTCGACGGGCTCGGCCTCGACCGTGATGGCCTCGGGGATGTTCCAGCCGCCCAGCTCGATGTCGATGTAGTTCTCGTTCATGGTTCTCTCCGTTTCGTTTGGTCAAATCTAATTTGACTTCTCAGCTAAAAAAATAGTCGGGTCAACTCCGAAGTGTTCCCCGAGCGCCTTTGCTCTGGCAGGGTTCATACGGTGCTCCTGGTCGTTCTCGAGAGCGTCGTATGCCGGTAAAGAGATTCCAAGAGCTGCGGCGATGTTCTTCTTTTGGAAACGCTCGACGCCTGCCTCTCGGTACTCCTGCAAGCTTTGCATGTGCTCCTCCTTTCGTTGACTATAGGTTAAACCTTATTTGACCGCGGGTCAACTTAAAATTATCTATAAATCAATTTTTCTTTAATTAGAATTAAATTACGTTTAACCGAAGGAGGGTCCATGAGTTTCGCAAACCGAGTAAGAGCCCTGCGTGAGGCGCGTAATTGGAACCAGGAGGACGTCGGAAACAGGCTCAACCCGAAGGTCACCAAGGCCGCCGTTGCATCGTGGGAGTCGGGCAAATCTCAACCGAGAATGTACCGGCTTGAGCAACTCGCCGACCTCTTCGATACCACGGTCGCCGAACTCATGGGCGAGACCCCGGAGCCCGTGCGCCCCAACGGCGCCCAGTACGTGACTCTGCCCGTGCTCGTCGCCGGGCACGCAGGCGAGTTCACCGATGAATTCGGTCCCGACGAGGTCGCTGACGTGCCGATCTCAGTCCTCGAGCGCGTCAACGACCCGGACGCCTACCTCATGCGCGTGCGCGGCTCATGCATGAATCGCAGGTTTGCTGACGGCGAGAACGCACTGCTCTCCCCCAGGTGCGAACCGCGCAACGGCGACGCCGTGGCGGCCGAGTACAACGGCGAGATGATCCTTAGAAGCTACTACCGCGGGGCGTCGACTCTCGTACTGTCGCCGGACAGCTACGAGGACGGCTACACCGACATAGTGTTCGACGATCCGGAGAACGCCAGCGTGAACTTCCGCGGCGTCGTCAAGTGGCACCAGGCCAGCGAGGTCAAGAGATATTAGAGACAGAAAGGCGAACCGATGGCTTTCAGGGACATGTTCAAGGCGACCGAGTACAAGCAGCGGGTAGAGGAGCTCGAGTCCATGCTCACGCCGGAGATGGCGGACGCGGATAGGCTCAGGCGCGAGGCCGAGGGCCTCAGGAAGAAAATCGAGGAGGAGAAGGCCTCGCTCGAGAAGCTGGAGAAGCAGAACGGCAAACTGGATGCCATCGTCAAGGAAAAGGAGTCCAAGTCGCGCGTCCTCGATGACGAGCTGCTGGTCGAGGAGTTCGGCCTGTACCGCCCACGCTTCGACTTCGCCGACTCGACTCACTACAAGGACGCCCTCGACCGATGCCGCAGGAAACAGAAGGAGGCCGTCAAGAGCTTCAGCAAGGCCGCGGACAAGACGTCCTGGACGGTTAACGGCAGCGCCTCGAAGGGCAAGGCGATGGTCCGCGAAATCTCGAAGCTGCTCATGATGGCGTACAACGGCGAGTGCGACGAAATCGTGCGCAAAGTCAAGGCGACCAACGTCGAGCGCTCGCTCGAGAGAATCGAGAAGTCGGCCGCAGCCATCAACCGCAACGGCAAGACCCTCGGCATATCCATCCCCGCCGCATACGTCCTCCTCAAGCAGGAGGAGGTCCAGCTGGCCTTCGAGTTCGCACAGGAGAAAGAGGAGGAGGAGGAGGCGCTGCGCGAGGCCCGCGAGCAGGAGCGCGAGGCCCGGAAGCTCGAGCGCGAGATAGCGGCCGAGCGCAAGAAGCTCGAGAAGGAGCGCTCCCAGTACCTCAAGGCGTACAAGGACATCTCGGCACGCCTGAAGGATGCCGGCGACGACGAGCGCGCCGATCTCGAGGAGAAGGCCGCGGAGCTCAAGGAGAAGCTCGACGACGTGGACAGGGCAGTGTCGGATGTCGATTACCGAGAGGCGAACCAGAAGGCGGGCTTCGTATACGTAATCTCCAACATCGGCTCATTTGGCGAGGGCGTCTACAAGATCGGGATGACGAGGCGCCTTGAGCCGATGGACCGCATCCGCGAGCTCGGAGACGCGTCCGTCCCGTTCAATTTCGACGTGCACGCGCTCATCTTCTGCGATGACGCCCCGAAGCTCGAGGCGGCGCTGCACCGGGCCTTCGAGGACAGGAAGGTGAACATAGTCAACCAGCGCAGGGAGTTCTTCCGCGTGTCGCTCGATGAGATCGAGGAGGTCGTCAAGGCGAACTACGACAGGACCGTCGAGTTCCACAGCGTGCCCGACGCCGAACAGTACCGGACGAGCGAGAAGTTGCGCGAGAGGGGCATTTTCCACCCGCTCGCCTAAAGACTCGGCTACACCGCCGACGCCGTTCTCTACACCGCGAACGTAGGGCGAGATTCCATGCGTCTACATCTAGGGAGGTGATGCCCATGAAAGCAAAAAATCTCGGGACCGCAGGCTGATGCCGCGGCCCCGAGACTAAGGAGACGGCCCCTGCACTTTGGAACGTGAGACGGGGCCGGAGTCAGAACCGGGCGAAACGGAGAATAAGCCCGCGATCTGAACGGATCTGATTATATGACAAAGAAGCAGCGCCGCCGCGTCTGGGGCTCCGTGACCGAGATGAGGCGCGGCAAGAAGTACGTCCTGCGCTGGATGCAGAACACGCCGCAAGGCCGCAGGCGCAAGACCAAGACCGTGTACGGCACCTACCGCGAGGCGTGCGCGGAACTCGACCGCATCCACGTCGAGCACGCCGACGACGCGCCCGTGCCCACCATAGCCAAGGCCTACGAGACGTGGCTCGTCCCCAAGATGGCCGCACAGGTCGAGGCGGGGACGCTCGCCCCCAACACCCGCGACCTCGTGCTGCGCTCGTGGAGAAACTACGTCGGACCCCGCTGGGGCGCAATGCCCGTCGACCAGCTGCGCGCCGTCGAGCTGCAGGACTGGCTGCTGACACTTCCCGCCGCCACCGCCGATACCGCCCTGCTCACCCTGCGCAAGGTCTACGCCTGCGTCTCGACCTTCATCCGCCTGCCGCTCGACCCGTTCGCCGCCAGCGTCAGGTACACCATGCCCACCCGCAAGACCCGCGAGCGCTCAAAGCGCGTCTACACCCTCGACGAGGCCCTGGGCGTCCTCGACGCACTGCGCGGCAACCCCCTGGAGCCCGCGTTCATCCTCGCGTGCTTCGGCTCCTGCCGCTCGGGCGAGTCGCTGGGCGTGCGCACCGAGGAGGTACTGCGCTGGGAGCGTAGCGGCACCGTCCTCGCCTCCGCCGACATCTGCCGCCAGATGCAGCAGTCCGGCACCGAGCCGGTGGGTGCCCTCAAGACCGCCAAGTCCGCCCGCACCGTCGTGATCCTGCCGCAAGCCGCCGACCGCCTCGTCGAGATAGCGGCCTCGCGCGCCGCCGAGGGCCGCGAGTGGCTGAGCGACCGGGGCGACGGGCTGCCCATGAACCGCAGCATTTGCAACGACCGCTGGCGGAAACTCTGCGCCGCCCGCGGCATCGAGCACATCCCGTGGTCAAACCTCCGCAACTCGTGGCGTACGATAGCGGAGGTCGAGCTTCGCCTGCCGTGGGACCTCATAGAGATGCTGATGGGCCACGCCCTCCCCGGCGTGTCGGGACGGCACTATATCCGCCCCACCGCCGAGCAGGTCGTCCGCGCCGCCCTCGACGCGCTTGGGATAAGTTAGGATATTCCCCCGCAAAGCCGCAGGTAGATGGCACGCAGTTAGTTGTGGCAATACTAAATAGCCAGCAACCTGCCAAAAAGGGACAGGTTTATTTTGGCAGGTTTTACCTGGGCAAACGTCAAAACCGCCACGAGGGCACCTTTGTGGCGGTTCCTGCAAATATCTCGATCTGTAACAGTTAGAGTCCTTTTTTAGGTCCACCTGTTATAGATTGAGATTTTTCACTCTGGCCCTTTCGCATATCTCGATCTGTAACAGGTGGAGACGATTTAGCCACCCAGATGTTACAGATCGAGACATTCAAATTCCGCTGAAACGAAAATCTCAATCTGTAACAGCAACTCGGCAAAATCGACTCAAGATGTTACGGATTAAGACAAACGCACAGGTGGTGCAAAAGGGTCAGGCTATCTTGCACCAAAAACCGTCGCAACATTCGATGAAAATCGTGCAAACGCGAAAAATCATTGAATGTTGCAACGGTTTGATTTTAGATAGCGGTCGAGCAAGGGACCAGAGCGCCTATTCGTCGGCGAGCTGGATGCCGAGCAGGCCCGAGAGTGTCAGCGCCTGCTCGGCATTGACCGTCAGGCCACGCAACTCATGGTAATCGCCCGAAACAACGGGCGCTGCAAATGTACAGCGCGACACATCAACGCCGGAAAGCGACGTCTTGAACACATCAACACGCGTCAGGTCACAGCCATCCAGGCGTATCTGACCCAGCTTGGCACCCTGAAACGCAGCCTCTCTCAGACGTG